CATTGTGCAAATTTATGAAATAGTTTGTATTTTTGTAAACATGAAAACAGAACACATTTTAAGTAAGTCACGACTGGACCTAATTAACAAGGCCCCAAGCCTCTATAAACGCAAGTATATAGACGGCGTTAATGAGCAACTAGAAACCCCTGCACTAGTGTTAGGCAAGGCACTGCACTGCCGAGTTTTTGAGCCAGCCGAATGGGGTAGGCGTTACACCATAGCGCCAGACATTGACCGCAGAACTAAAGAAGGTAAAGAACGCTGGGCCGAGTTCCAGCAAAAGTCCGAAGGCTTAACAGTTGTAACGCGTGAGCAAGACGACGCCATAGAGCGCATGAATAGCGCCGTTTATAAGCATCCTGCTGCGGCTTATTTACTAGGATTAAAAGGTACCAGTGAAATTATGGTTAACTGGGTAGACGAGGTGAGCGGCATCCCCTGCCGTGGCATTTTTGACCGCCTTACTACCAGCGCTATTATAATGGACCTTAAAACCACAGACGACGCTAGCCCTAAAGGCTTTGCTAGAAGTTGCCACAAATATAGGTACCATGTGCAGGCCGCATTTTACATGGACGGCTTCGAGCGTGCCTATAACCAACTCTGCGAAGGTTTCTTTTTTATAGCAGTAGAAAAAAGCGAGCCGCACCTAGTGGCCGTTTACTATTTAACAGCCGAGGACATACAGCGAGGCCGTCAGCAGTACCGCGAGGACATAGAAAAATTTAGCACTTGCTTAAAGTTTGACGAGTGGCAGGGCTATGGTGACGGCGTGCAGGAATTAACACTATTTAATCATGGAAAATAAAACAGAACTAACACAAACAGCGGCCCCGCTTTCACAGTTTGAGCAGGCCCAAAGACAAGCAAAGGCGTTATGCGCTAGCGACCTAGTCCCACAGCAGTACAAAAACAATGTAGCTAATACATTGGTAGCGCTGGAAATTGCAAACCGAATAGGCGCTAGCCCGCTTATGGTAATGCAGAACCTTAATATAATACATGGGCGACCTAGTTGGGGCAGTTCGTTTATTATAGCGGCTATAAATGGCTCTGGCAAGTTCACCGCCCTGCGCTTTGTTGGCGATTTGGCCAAAGGTATTAAAGCGGTTTGTCAGGAAAAGGCCACGGGTGAAACTCTAGAGGGTCCAGTAGTTACTATGGACATGGCCAAGGCCGAGGGCTGGGTAGACAAAGCAGGCAGTAAGTGGAAAACTATGCCTGAGTTAATGATGCGCTACCGAGCAGCGGCTTTCTTTGGCCGTCTCTATGCCCCTGAAATTACCATGGGAATGCACAGCACCGAGGAGGTTATAGACATACAGCACGAAGAGCCTAAGGCGGTTGCTGCAATTAACGAGGCTATTAAAAAGTAATGCAGTTTAACAGTGACTTCCGTTTTGACTTACTGGTAGGTAATGAGGTAGAGGGCCAACTAGGCCTAATACTAAACGGCAAGCGCATAGAAGTTAAAAGCGACAAGCGAGCCCATAAAACTGGGCAGTTTTTTGTAGAGTATGAAAGTAGAGGCAAGCGCTCAGGCATTGCAACTACGCAAGCAGACTATTATTGTTTTGAGGTTAGGGGCATATTCATTTTGGTGAGTGTGCCCACCCTTAAAATTATAGCCCGTAAATACATTGGCACTGAGCGCGATGTTAAAGGGGGTGACAGCAACACCAGCAAAGGCATTCTGCTGCCTATTTTAGACTTGCTTAACGCGTAATGTCGCTAGAATTAATGAGCGTGTAGGTAAAAGAGTTGCCCCATATTTCGGCAGCAGTTTCACATATTGCCATAAATTTGTTAAAGTCTTGGGTGCGTTTAAAGACTTGGCAGCCTTCGCTCCAGCGGTCCACTCTTATAGAGTCTACGCCTGCCTTATGTATGTTAATACCAAACACTCCCCGCTCGGTTCTCTCCTCTTGGTAGAGCCCGTCGTTTTTAAAGTCTCTATACACTACCACTGGGCCGCATTGCCTTAGGGCTTTATACTTGCCTTGGTGTAAGCCTAACATGTAGGCGCCTCTATACTGCCCCGCTTTTAGCCGTGCCGTGCCTGCGCCGTTGTCAGTAGTAAACTTATAGGTTAACACTTCCCAGTTGTCTTTAACCTTATAGGCTATAATTATGTCGTCGTCGAAGGCGTTTGTAACTTTAAGGCCAGTGCTAGAATTTCGCACGCCTATTATATTTAGGTTGTAGTCGCCCTCGTCAAACCATTTGTAACCTAGCCCCGTAATAGTCCGCTTTAACTGTGCTATATTATACATGCTTAATTGGTTTTATAGGTGTAGGCTTCCATTGTATATTGAGCCTCCATTTTGTGCCTATTGTAGCAAGGTTTAAGAATTAACCAGCGCCCGCCTAGTGGCTTTGGTGGCGCCCCTCTCTCTACATGCCAGCCGCCCTGCCCGTCGTTATACTCTTCTTTGTAGGACGGGGTCCTAATCATTAAAATGTCCTTAAGTTTTATAGAATTGTGACGGTCCAAGCGCTCTACTGTATAGGTTAACTCTGTGCTTTCGTGTACATGCCCCATCCAAATAGCGTCCGCGCCTTCTACCATTGTTTGCATGCGGTTAAATTGTATAACACCTTTTGTAACTGGACCGCCACCGCCTGAGCCGTGAAAGTATTTAAGTTTATAGCTCATATTAACCTCGCTGCTACTGCAATACTGCCATATTACCCAGCCACCATAGCCGCCCACTTGTATAGTGGCCCCAGTAACAGCGTTTAAAGCACTTACAAAGCGCTCTATAACATCCGTTTCACAGTGGCGAAGTATACTAATTTCGTGGTTGCCGTAGCCTATAACCTTAATGTTTTTGGCATAAGGTTTAAACCATTCTACTGCCGTGTCTATAACTAAGTCTAAGTAGCGGCTGCCGTTATGCTCTGGCCTTATGTCGGACTTGCTACGGCGCCCGTCATATTTACCCTGCATTAAACAAAACAAGTCTCCGTTAATAAGTATGTCGTGGCCTCCGTCTACTGCCTCTTGCATATGCTTAGCCAGTAGCTCGCGGTCGCAGTGTGGGTTGTCCCAGTGGCAGTCACTAATTAAAAGCGTTTTGCTTTCTACAAACTTAGAGCGGGTTATATAAACATTGTTAGTTTTCATAATAGCAGGGCGACAATAGTAACCGCCGCTAAAATAGTGCATAGGTTTTTAAAGCGTGTTACCTTTTTGTCTCTGGCCTGCAACTCGTCCAATAACTTAGACTGTATTTTGTCCTGCTCTGCAATTACCGCGCTGTCAATTTTGCGGTATTCACGGCACAGCGCTAACTGCTCGCGAGCCTCAGCGCCTTTTAATAAATAGTAATTACTTGCCGCAAGAGTCGAGGAGTCTGTGCATTGACAATAAGCGGCGGGTTGCTGTGCAGCTAGTGTCACCAGCAAGCACAATATAAAGCGTTTCATATTTAGTATTTAAAATTCGCTGGGTGTCGCGTAATGTTTTGTATTTAAGTTTAACGCGTTCTAGCGTGTCGTGCTGCATTGAAATGCTATTTACATACACATAGCGCTCTCGCTGCTTTCTATTCGTTTTAACGGCAAATAAAAGGGCATAAACTGCAAAGGCTATGCAAGCCAGTAAAAACAAGTCTAACGCAAAGTCTTTAAAGCGTTTCATCTGTAAAGAAGTTAGTAACAAATTTACCAACAGCGCCCGCTATACCGCAGGCCAGCATAAGTTTTGGGTGGTCAATGTTTAAACCAGCAACAAACAAAGAGGCAGCGGCTATGCTGTCACCTAAAACCCGCAAGCGCTTAGGCGTGGGCTCAAAGTAACTTTTAAACTTTAGCCTTGGCCTCTGCTTGGTTTGCATGACTTATGCTTATTAATGTGCTTAGTATGCCTGCGCAGTTTCTTTTTAGCCTTGGGCGTAAAGGTTGCTGTCGTGCTAGTTTTTGCCTTTGCCATTAAGCCTATTTATTTTTTTGCTCCAGTACACCACAGCCAGAATGCCCGAAATAATACCGAGAATACCCACACAAAAAGTAATAACTGGCTGCCAAGCCTGAGTAAAAGTAATGAGGGCCGAAGAGCCGCTAATAGCCGTAGCAATCGCCGCGCTAGTGTCATTATTAAGGTGCTTCATTTGTTATAACAGGCTCAGGTAGTTTGCAATAATCCGACTCAGGGAACTTGGCACAGTAGCCCTTCAAATATAGGCTGTCATCACCGCTGAAGGTATGAATACCCATAGGGTCGGGCCACACCTCAAACGGCGTAAACTCTGCGGGTGGTTCGGTGTAAAACAAAATGTCAACCGCCCATTTGTCGCTCAAAACTGCGGGGGTGACAACCTCCATCCCGTCATAAACTGCGGGGGTAATTGGCAAAAATCCCAACTCAACCACGGCGCAATCTTTGTAGTTGGTTGTTTCGCCCCCCTCGGGGTTGGTTGTGGTTTGTTCTATTAACTTGTGAAGCGTTGCCCATTCGGTTGGGGTAAATTCGAACTTCAAAAAGGTCTTTTTCATAGGTTATAAACTGGTGAGTGATGCAAGTTCGGCGTTTGTTAATCTTGACGGAAAGTGTGTGTATTGATTAAATACAAATTCGCACATTTCAGTCCCATTAAATTGCCCAATTTGTAAATCTACATTATTGTTTGGCGTTCCGCTTGATGCAGTTGCAACGCTTACACCATTAATATACAAAGCAAAATCATTCGGTGCAAAAACTAATGCAACTTTGTAGCGTGTGTTTGGTTGCAATGCGGTATTGTAAAACAAACTCCCCCAAGTGGCATTTGTTCTAATTTTATTTGCACCATCTAAATATAAATAACTTTGACTTCCTCCCGAAGTAACATAATAACAAAATTGCTTGTAGTTCGCTGAACTCAAAGTTGGGTTTGTTTTGATGTCAAAAAATACCGTTCCACTTGTTCCACCAATCAAAGCACCAATTCCACTTTTTGAGCAAACATCCGCCACCCTTGTTGCGCTTGATGATGTGGAAACAATATACGAAGTTGGATAACTTGACGCTTCGCATTGCATCCCCCACAAATAAACTTGTTTATTGCTTCCCGTGTATGTTTCATTGCCCGTGTCATCTGCCATTGCAATACGGAAGTTTGGCGAACCACTTGAAGCCATTGTGCGTGTGTAAACAACCCTATACCATCCATTCCCAACGCTTGTCATTGATGCCGTAACATCGCCCGTTGAACCATACACTGAACCATTTTGAATGTCGTAAACAACATATTGCGATGTCGAACCATTGTAAATGTTTACCGCCATATATTTACGGCTTACATATTTGGCGTAAAATGAAATAGTGTAGGTGGTGCTATTTGAAAATGCTGGACCTTGATAAATCCAATGTTGTGTACTTGATGCCGTTCCGTCATCCAATAAATCCGCGTTTTGCGTTCCATCGGGTGAAGTTGTAGAATTTGCGGTTATTGTCAAATTGTTTTTGAACCAATCCGCATTGTCCAATTGCTCGGAATAGGTAAACAAATTCGTACTCTGCTTCTCCAACAACAAAGACGGACACCCGCCCCCGCCATTTTGGTAGGTTAGGCGTGGAACATTTAAGCGGTCGGTAGTGGGGAAATAGGGTTTGGCGGTTGAGCCGATGTTAAGTTGTGCGCCCCATACATAAATACCATTGGTTCCATTTCCCGCATAAGAACTTGCACCGCCATTGCTTTGAGCGTTTGCAACATAAAAACGACAAGCACCTGATGGATTAGTAAAAGTAATTGATGCACGAACCCAACCATTGCCAACACTTTCCAAACTTAAAGATGTTGTGCCAATTCCGCTTCCTATGTTTGCACTTGTTCCCGCAGTCAATGTGCTTAAATTAACCCAATAACGAACACCACCGACTGCTGTATTAAAAACATACAAAGCACTCCAATCGGTATTAAACCGCTTTAAATAAATACTATATGTAAATTGACCTCCGCCAATAGTTGTTTCTTGGTATCGGTTATGTTCATCCGTTGTATTGGATTCAATAATTGTGTCTGCGGTTGTAGTTCCATTTGGTGCGGTTGTTGAATCCGAACTAACTGACGAACCTTGCAAAGCCCAATTACTAAACCTTTCGCTCTCATCCAGCAAATTCCACGGGCAAACCTCCACCAATCCCGCCGAATTTACTCGCGTTCCGTTGGATGCACGGGTGAAACTTAAATCGCCCGAACCATCAGACGGAACTACGCTGTAAACGGTGTCTTCTTTATAGCCGCTGGGAATAACTACCAGAGAGGCCTTATTTAATAAATCGCTCATTTTTATAAGTTGTTAAGTTTTCTAAGTAGGCAACCAATGCCCTCATAATAACCGCCGTCAGCAGTAACACGCGACTTATACAACTTAACCAGAGCCCAGCCCTGCCCTTTGTATGCCGTGCCTCGCGTGCCAAGTCCGAGGTTTTGACTTACTAGCATTTTAGTAACCGATTACAGAACCAGAACTAATAACAAAGCCAGTAATTTTATTACCCTTACCCGCTGGCAAATATGCACCTTGCTGGAAAGTAACGCCGCTCATTCCGCGTGCGCTCAATACATTTGTAGCCGTGCCGTTCTCTTGGGTTACGGTAAAAGAAGTAAATACAGTGTCCTCGGTAGGTACAACTGCGTCATAACTAACTGAGGTAACTGTCGCAGCCGCGTGGTATTTAAAACCCTGCGAGCCTGCAATAATGTCTGCGCTTGCTTGTGCCATAGTACCCGCAATTTACAAACACATTAAAAGCAAGGTGTTAACAAATTAAATGCTGCTAATAATATACCACTGGGAGCCGTCGCTTATAATTGTCTTGCTGCCGTATTGTGAATTTATAGTAGTTGTACTTGAGCCGTTTATATTATACGCGCCGCCGCTTATAGTCACTACATGCGGGTTAGCTTTTTTAATAAAGTAGTATTTTTTGCCTTTGCTCTCTGTGGCGTTTGGCAAGTTCACAGTTACATTACCGTCAGCAGTATTACAAATAATTAACTCGTAGCCGTTTGTTATTGTGTGAGTGCCTGCTGTATAAGTTACAGAAGCGTTATGCTCTTGTATATGCCAGTCTAATACCTCGGTGCTGTCCTTGTATTCGAGCATTACTTCCCAGCGTGTGTTAAGCGTTGGCTGTGTAGTCGGTGCCCCGTCCGAGTAGTTAACTAAATGCTCTACTAGTCTGTCTGGTATAGCGCTAGTTTCTAGGTTAAGTTTTGTAATTGCAAACTCATGGTAGTTTAGTCGCTCGCGAATAGTGCGCTCTCCAGTCCTAGGGTTATACTCTTCGCTACCGCCTCCAGTTGCTAGCGTGTAGTCAGGTGCAAGTCCTAGCCATTCGCCCTGCCAACTTTCCGAGCGTGGGTAAAATGTGCCCCCGTTAAATAGCCATTTTGTAGAGTCAAAGTTAAGCGACTTAATAGCGCTCAAAGTTCCAGCGTCGTGCCATGTACCCTGCACAACTGGGACAAATTTGTTATACATGCCACCAATACGACGGCCTAGAATTGTGCCTAGGTCCGCGCTTATTGCACTAGCATAACCGCTGAACCAGTTAGAACTTAAAACAAAAGTAGAGCCATTGTAAACATAAATAGAGCCGAACCCGAAAAGGCCCTCGTCGTCATAGTAAGCGGGCTCAAGTTCTATAAGTTGGCTGTTGCCACTGGCACCCGTTACGCTTACAGTCTGCTTGGTAGTGTGGGCAAAGTCGGGATTTTCTATTGAGCCATAAGGCTGCGCTGCTGTAATAGTACCCCAGAAGTTAATCTGGTTAGTAGTGTTGGCGGCCCAGTTGTTAGGCGCTACAAAGAAACCTTGCTCAGCCTCTATGTAATAGTCAACAAATAGACGCGTATACCCAGCAGGAACTTCAGGCATTACGAAGTCTAATACATGAGTATTCCAACTATTACGCGCGTTAGTAACTGTTAACTCCTGAGTCTGCCAAACGGGCGTAGCTACTGTATTATAGGCGTTTGTAATGGGGCTGTATTGTGAAGTAGTGCCGCCAGAGTTTTTAACATAAATGCGGTAGTAAAAAAGGTAACGCTGGTAACGCTTGGCACTGCTTGCGCTTAATGCTACAAAAGAGTCGTCAAACCATTTGCACAGCATGCGGACCCGTGTAGGCTTGCTCCCTTGTAGTGTCTTGTCAACTATTGACAACTCTATACTGTTATTGTCTGGCTCGGTCCTTAAAACAAATATAGCGTTTTGTCTCTCCTCTATAACATCCACGGCTCTAACTGGTGGCTGGTAAGTTAGCGTCGGTTTAGCTTCCCATTGTGGCCTTACATTAGCGGCAAGGCTAACGGCGTGGGCTGTGCTGCCATTGCTTTGGTAAGTACCCGCAGCGTTGTAAATTCTAGTAGTTAAGTTAGTAGCGTTATAGGCGTCGTCTGGTAAAATCCAAAACGCCCCGCTCTCTAAAGTAATGCGACTGCCGTAAATGCTTAGCACTTGCTCTATGGCCTGCTTGCAAGTTAGTAAGTCTATATTTGTGCCAGCCTCGAAGGGGTCGGTAGTGTCAATAAATTGAACATCCGCGAAAGGGTCAAAGCTATTGTAAAAGCTAAGCAGGTTAAACTTAGTGTTAGCCAGCCCTTTGTAACTTGCCTGCGCCGTGTCATACATTGTAACGCCGTCGCGTATATAGGTATT